ACAAGATCTACGTCACGAAGGTCACCAACGATGAATTCATCTGCTTCTGTTTCACCGTATTCTGGTTCTTTGAGATCAACTCCACGAACCCAGTAACCTTCTGAACGTAGTCTCTTCACCATGTGACTACCAATAAATCCACCAGCACCAAGAACTAGTGCTGTCTTTTTATTATCACTCATAATTTTTTTTGGTTTTACTTTCAATATTATATCAGAGTTTTATTCTTCTGACACCATCTGAATCTTTGGTACAGTACTGTGTGATAGCGGGAAACTCATTCAGTCTATCAATAAGTTTTGAAACATCTCCACCACCACCGGATGGTTGTGCTTGGAGTGCTGCTACTGCCGCTTCCAATACCTTAAGTCTTTCTTCAACTTCTACATCATACTTTGACATAGATGCCCCACTTGAAGACTTGCCTGATGTACCTTTCATTTTCTCAAAATTAGTAACTAACTGTATTTAGTAAAGGAGAGGGACTTCTGGTAGAAGTCCTCCCATTATACCGCTGTATCATCTGTCTTGACTTCAGTAGTACCACTGTCCATACTATGGTACGCTTCTTTCACTCTATCAACAGCAATCTTAGACCAAGATACTGTTGTCTTAGCAAATGGTACAAGTATATCCATGGTAAATTCATTCCACTCATACAAATGTATCTGCCATCGTACCTTAGCATCCTCAATATACTCAGCAAGAGAAATCTGTGTATCTTCTGGTCGCTCTACTGGTGGTTTATATAAACTACCTTTAACTTTGGTTGGTGCATCAGTCATAATAAACTAGTTTAAAACTCTACATGGTATCTATATACCCATACCACATTTCCCAAAGATTAGTAACTAAACTTTTTCTTTAAATGGAAACATGAAACCATGGGATTTGACTCTATTATAGTCCTTCCGTGACTCTGTTATAATCATCTTCAAGTCTGATAATATCAGTCTCTTCACATTCTCCTTGTTGGATTTCCAGAAACTTAATCCCTTCAATACCACCTTGAAGTCTATGAATCATTCCTACGGAAATGTGAAAATGATCTTTAGGTCTAACCTCTTTGGTTTCAGAGTCCAAAGTTATAATCCCTGTTCCAGACAAGATGTACCAGAACTCTTCTCTCTTCTGATGTTTTTGAAGAGAGAATCTTTGATTAGGAAAGATCGTTATGAGTTTAATGACTTGAAAGGGATTCCTATCCAAGTCCTTATATGATCCCCACGGTTTTTTTACTATATTATCCAACTTCAACAGTCTCTAGATCTTCTGCGATACAGTCGATGAGAATGTCATAGTCATCCAGAGGATCACCAGAGAATACTACTCCACTATTTTCATAATACTTACGAACCTTTTTAAAAAGTTTCGGATTCTTTACGTCCAGGAAAAATTCGCCATTTACAGCACCACGAAGGGTTTGAAGATCTTTTTTGAACTTAGAAGTAATAGTCATTGTCTCGTTTGTTGACCTTAGTATTATAAGGGAATGACACTGAAGTGTCAATGGGGGTTGTGGGGATTGAACCCACCTTCGGCAAGTTATGAGCTTGCTGCATTCAACCAGATTGCTAAACCCCCCTTACCTCAATGAGGTTGTGGAGTTAGTTTATTGTGGTTCCACTCTCCTAATGTAACAGAGTTAGAGCCACATATCATTTCTACTAGGCCACTTTTGTATTCGCCCACTGTGACCACATAAAACAGTGACTCATAGACACCTTGTTGTTGAAGTTTTGTTATTCTATGAACTCCATCTTCTATCAGATAATATCCATTATCATATTGTATAACAATACCTGGATATGAAGGATCTGCTTCATCTACAAGTTTTTGTTTCTTTGGTCCTGATGGATAACATATTTTAGAATGTTCAATAACAATTGGTTCTCTGTTGTCCGTAACTCTCTTGTATGATTTATTCTTCTTACGACGCATCATTGTGCTCAGTATAAATCCTCACAAGTTCTTCTTCAAATTCTTCTTCCATTGTCGTTAATATTGCCGTCTCCTCTCCATTTGTTATACCTATAATCTCTCCACTTTCAACGTTTGTAATCAGCTGATCCCAATGTTTTTGAAATTCTTCCACGGTGTAAAATTTCATTGTTGATATATGTATGTAAGTTGAGTGTGTAATTTTTTCACTAATAATCTACCTATATTCCTGGTAGATTATTAGAGATATATGGAATAAGATCATTCTCTACCCTCTCCACAATAACATCAATAATATCCACATCCAAATCCATGAAAGGTGGAATGATGCCAAGTATCCTTAACAACCCATCAACAAATAAAGATAGTGCAATGAATCCAAGAATCATACTAATAATAGTAGCGTCCCAGTTGTGCTTAGCCATAGAAGCCCTATCAATCTCTCTTGCTTCTTCAATAACCTCATGTTTGACAACAGCAATAAGACGATCAACTTCAGTCTTAGTATAGACTATCTCTTTATCCATTTCAATAGTCATTAACGAACTTCAAAATCCAATTTACGAACCTTACGATGTCTTCTCTGTTCCTGATACATCAAATCTTGAGAAGACAAAACATTTTTCTGTTTGGTATTTTCATTCAAATTTATCATAACAACATCATTTAAGTCAACAGCAGTAATGTTTTCTCCAGTGACTGTCATCATATTAGGACATCCGCAGGACTTTGGTTTATTAGTACTACGAATCTCAGTGTTGCATTGTTTGCATCTTACTACCAACATGATAGTATACCCTCTTAACTAAAGTAAAATCTTTAATCATTTAATAAATCCATTTTCAACTAACCATTTTCTTGTTAAAGGCGTTGGTGAGTATGTTTCCCACATGTTACCTTCTGCACATGCTTCAAGTGCCTTTGCAGTTACATCATCTGTTCTACCTGCCCAACCTGCTTCTGCTTCCCATGGTACTGCTGATTCTGGATATGTTCTCTCTGCCATCACTCTCCAAATGACAGGAATCTCTTCCTCTGGAAGAATTATAGCAATCATACTATTATCAATTGTTCCTGCCATACAGTCCTGTGCAGCATGCCATCCTTCATGTCTCATTACACTCATCAATATACCTTGTTCGTGCATGAAATTGGTATTTAAAAAGAAGGTATTACTGACTGTATGATACGCCCCTCTGTGACCTGACGGAAAATATTTCTCATCTGCTAAAAATACTTTAACTCCGACTCTATCAAGGGACCTGAGAATTGAATTAAACTCAGAAGAAACAACAGAATAGTTAGAACTATGATAATATTTTTGAATGTCTCTAATTGATCTGACTTGTTGAACATTGTCTGTACATTCTCCAAGTAACATACAACCCATAGAATCATATGTCTTCCAACCCTTAACTTCAGGATCAGCCATCACTGGACTGGTAAGCATCAGTGATGAAATCAATGTGGTAATAATTTTTTTCATAATATTTATATGATAAATGGACTCTACATGTACCAACCAACTAAAGTTGTTCTGCTTCCAGACTTTAAAGGATTCACTCTATGTAGTCTATCTGAAGGGAAGACAATAAAGTCTCCATAATTAAACTTTCTTCTGTATATATTACCATTACTTGCCTTTATTTCAAACTCTGCACCAGTATAATCTTTCTCATAACTTAAACAATATACAATAGAGATTTTTCTATGACCTATACTACTTGTAGGTTCAGAGTTATCTTTGTGCCAACCATAAAAATCTCCCTTACCAATATACCTAGTGTATTGTATAGATGACTCCCATTTATGTTTAAGATCCATTTTCCACTTCATGTCATTAATATACCTGATAGTTTTTCTCAGTCCTTGTTCAATAAAGTTGACTTGACTTATACTAATACCTTTGGTCTTGCATTTTCTAAGACTATGGTCTTCAACCCCAGCACTACCAAGTCCACCAGGATTTAGGATATCATCATCAGGAAAATTTATCTTACAATTTTTTAAAACTTCATCAGTTGCTTCAACAGATCCAAAGTTCCCTACAAAATAATCATCCGTAAGAATTTTAAATGGTTTCATTGTCGATTAAAAAAAATAAGATCCACTATGTCACAACAGGCTCACTAGGAATCGAACCTAGAATAACGCTTTAGAAGAGCGTAGTTATATCCTTTTAACTATGAGCCCTAATGGTAGTTCCTATCGCCGCTAATCCTAAACTACCAAGGGGATTACCGCAGTCAAGAGAGAAACTACTTATAACCAGTTCCAGAATTCCAACCTCCTGGGCATTCTTGGAAGGTCTCAGAACCTCCTTGAGCCTGTAGAGAAGTCCAATTCTTTGTTGCCTCCTCATACATATCTTGATGTATGGTTGGAGACTCACCAGAATGAGGATGTACCATCTTAACTTGTGTATTATAATCCATTTCGGGTGAAATGTCAAACCTCTTTTCAGTATTTGTTGTACAACTAAACCAAGGATCATCAGGAATCTTGATTGGTGCTGGTATTGACCTATAAAATACCTGTTCCTTAATAGTATTCTTCTTCTTGGTTTTAATCCTAATAGAATTCTTCATCTTTATTTTAATCTTATTACCAGTAAGAATTTTACCCAATCGAGACTTAATTTGTTTAGTCATTCGTATACAAGTTTGTGAACATAATCATAAGAATAATTAGTACGATTTCCGTGAATACCCCAACCTAACCAACTGTAAGCAGCATTCATATAGTAACTAACAGTCTGCCCACTACCCTCAAAGTAAGGGAGTTGTGTCTGGAAAATATTCTCATTAATCATATAACGAGTCTGACCTTCTAGTGAACTAGGATCACACCCATAATTTTTACAAAACTTTCCAAGGTTATTGTAACGACCAATAGTGGTCCATTGAATCAATCCGTAACCACCCCGATGACATTGGTCATAATTAACCCTTGCACCACCTTCACAAATATTAGACTTAAAATCACTCTCTTGTTTAATATTACCCATAATGGTAGAAAGGGAATTACGATCACTAATCTTAGTACGTTCTTGAAGTTTCTGAAGAACTATTTGTTCAGATTCAGTACAGGTAGGACAAGTCCATCGTTTTACTTTTATTAAATTTTCTGTGGTTTGGTTAGATTTTTTCTCAAGGGATGATTGTGCAACGCATACTGCTGCACCAAGAAGAGAATAACTTACCAACCCAATTAAAATTTTCTTAATCATTAATCAAAAATTAATTTACTTGTTAAAATAATCCTTACGATAATAACGACCAAGGATGTTGGAATTATAATATAGTGGCATATCATCTGTCAACTTTTGTGACAAGACCTCATGTAAAAATAACTGACGGGTCTCTTCAAAATTTACTTTACCTAAAGATCCGTGGAGTGAAAGGATCTCTCTACTAAAAGACTCTTGTCCGTATTTTGTAACGTCTTCTTTAAGTTCAGGACAAGACCCATAATACTTTTTCCAATCTGATTCTGATTTTACTTTTCGTTTTTTTCCCTTTGGAGTTCTGAACTGCCAAAAATACTTTCGCCCAATGTATTGTCGTTGGTTCTTGAGATTGGTAATGTTATAAACAAAACCAAAGTTGTCGAGAATATTATCAGAGTTAAAAACTTTGCCATTATAAATCCAGGGATTTTCGTAATCACACACTTAACCATTGTATCTGGAGTATTTAGTGGTTCCTCATGAAACCACCAATCATCCTGTCTCTTGGCATCAACTTTTTTAGAGTTTAAATCCAGAGAAAGTATCCTCTTTAACATCTTGTTTAATCCCCCCGATCAAATATGATTCGACTTCCGTCTCTTGTGGAGCTACCTGAAGACCTTTACTACTAATCCAATGTTGTGTCCAAGGAAGAGGATTATTATTTGCGGCAACATCATAAGTGGGTTTCAAACCAATAGCCTTCATACGACGATTTGCAATCCACTCAACATATTTCTGAAGAAGAACATCATTCAAACCAATCATTGAACCATCTTTGAATAGGTAGTCGGCCCACTTCTTCTCTTCATTCACCGCACGATCAAACATTGCATATACCCACTCTTCTTCTTCTTTAGCAATTTCTGCCATTTCAGGATCATCACCATCTCTCCACTTATTCATTATGTTTTGAGTGATTGCAAGGTGTTGGTTCTCATCTCTTGCAATTAAAGAGATAATTTTGGATGAACCTTCCATGAGTTTAAGTTCACCAAAAGCAAAAGAACAAGCAAAACTAACATAGAACCTAATACCCTCAAGAATATTAACGTTTGCAACTGCTCTGTAGAGTTTTCTCTTGAGATCTTTTATTTCCCATTTGGATGAAGGTGAATCCCTAAATTCATTTTTCCACATGTTACCTGTACCCCATAGTTGAGCACTGTTGATGAAATCATCATAAGACTCTGTCACACTAGAGGCTCTTTCAAGAATACGAGGATCATTTATAATGTGATCAAAAATATCACTGGGGTCAGGATACACATTCTTAATAATATAAGTATAAGAACGACTGTGAATCATTTCCATGAATCCCCAAACTTCCATACATGCTTCTAGTTCAGGAAGTGAGCAATAAGGAAGAAATGCCATACTAGGACCACGACCCTGAACAGAATCTAACATAATCTGATACTTTAAGTTAGAAGTATAGATATGTTTCTGTTCTGGTCTAAGTGTTTGGTAGTCTGCTCTATCTTTCTGAAGAGAAACTTCTTCAGGTCTCCAGAAATATCCTAGTTGTTGTTTTGTTAGATTTTCAAATGCGGGATACTTATAACTATCATATCGTTGTACACCAAGTGGTTTACCAAAAAACATTGGTTGCTTCTTAGTATCCACATCTTCAGTATTGAAGACAGTCATTCCTTTAATATCAGATTGCACAGGACTCACACTCCTCTTCTTCAGCGTTTTCCAATTCATCAAGTAAAGTATTTAATTTTGTTTTCCCTTCTGGTACATCATCATGCCACCCCATTGGATGAGATGGTTCCTGAACATCATCAGTCTTAATATCATAGGTGTTTTGATAATATGAAGTCTTCCAACCCAGTTTATATGTGGTTAATAAATCATTCGCCATCACTGAGACAGGTACTTCATTATTATCATAATTCTCTGGATTATAAGACCAATTACCAGAGATGGCTTGGTCAAAGAACTTCTGCATCACGGCTACAACATTGATATAACCACTATTATTAGCCATGTTCCACAGAAGAGTGTAATTATTTTTAAGAGTTCCGTAAGACGGGACAATCTGCTTAAGCGGACCCTTTTTGCTCTTCTTAATGGACAGATAGTCTCTAGGTGGCTCAATTCCATTTGTTGCGTTTGACACAACGGAACTGCTTTCAGATGGCATCTGAGCAGACAGTGTTGAGTGCCTAAGACCGTAGGTGGAGATAGCTGATCGTAGACTCTCCCAATCATGTTGTAACTCCTGTGATGAAACTTCATCCACATCCTTCTTGTATGTATCAATAGGAAGGATGCCGTCCGCATACTTAGTACGACCAAAGTATTCACAATGTCCTTTCTCTTTTGCAAGTTCATTTGACGCCTTAAGAAGAAAGTATTGGAATGATTCTGTGAGACCGTGGACTGCGTCCCAGGCCTCTTGACTGTCATAATCATAACCCAACTTAGCCAGATAGTGGGCAAGACCGATAAACCCTACTCCAAGGGATCTACGGGCCTTTGTGGCAATCTCTGCAGAAGTGACCGGATACTCCTGATAGTCTATCAATTCTTCCAGTCCACGGACAGAAAGGTCACAAAGATCCTCCAACTCCTTATCAGAATTAATCTTACCTACATTAACTGCTGATAAAATACAAAGAGCAATCTCACCATACTCATCATCAATATGATTGATAGGGTATGTAGGGAGTGTAATCTCTTGACAAAGATTACTCATATACACCTTATCCTTAAAGGAGGAATGAGAATTACAATGATCAATATTCATAATATAAAGACGACCAGTCTCTGCTCTCTCCTTTAGAAGATCAAGTATTAATTCTTGTGCTCCAATGGTTTTTCTAGGGATTGATTCGTCGGACTCGTATTGAGTATAGAGTTCGTCAAAGGTATCGCCACCAAAAGCGTCATACAACCCAGGTACGTCGTGAGGACTGAATAAACTAATGTCCTCGTTAGAGATAAATCGTTCATAAAATAATTTTGAAATCTGTATACTATAGTCAAGTTTTCTGACTCTATTATCCTCTGTACCTTTGTTGTTCTTAAGTACGAGAATGTCTTCTATTTCTTTGTGCCAGATAGGAAAATGGACAGTAGCTGATCCACCTCTGATACCGTTTTGTGTACAGCATCTGACAGTTGATTCAAACTTTTTGAGGAAGGGAATAACACCTGTGTGTTGAACTTCTCCATCTCTAATCTTACTGTTGATGCCACGGATTCTACCTGCGTTGATACCGATACCCGCCCTCTGTGCAACATACCTGCCGATAGCCATATCAGAGCTAAAGATACTGTCGAGGGAGTCATCAACATCAACAAGAACACAACTAGCAAATTGTCTAAGTGGTGTTCTGACTCCTGCCATGATCGGTGTTGGGATGTTGAGTCTGTGTTTGGAGATTGCGTTGTAGTATCTTTTAACATAATCGAGGCGGGTCTCCTTAGGATAGTCTTGGAAAATTGTAAGAGCGATCATAATATACATGAACTGAGGAGTCTCAAATAATTCTCCACCACTACGATCCTGTATCAAATATTTATCGACTACTTGACGAAGTCCGGCATATGTAAACAAAAAGTCACGGCCGTGATCAATATATCCATCTACTTTCTCAATCTCTTCTGAAGAGTACTTCTCAAATATTTGCTTATCATAAGTCCCTTGATATGCACACTTCTCAATATGATCTTTCAAGGTAGGGGCATCACCCTTCTTATTCTTGAAGACTTGTTTACGAAGTGCGAAAAGAAGAAGACGTGCGGCAACAAACTGATAGTTGGGATGTTCCAAATCAATTAGATCACTGGCACTACGTATAAGAATATCTTGAATCTCATCAGTAGTAATACCATCATAAAATTGGATCCCAGAAGTCATTTCCACCTGTGATGCAGACACTCCGGCTAGATTCCTACATGCCTCATCAACCATAAGATGCATCTTATCTAGGTCTAATTTCTCAACTTGACCATTTCTTTTGTTGACTTTAATACCGTTACTCATACTCTCTTCCAGGTTGTAAACTTAAGTTTTGCTTCTAATCCTTGGTAGATGTTTGACTCTACCAGATCCTTCACCTTATGACCAGATAAGACCATATCATTAATGTCCTTATCTCTAATATTAGATGGCCAAATCACCACCCTTTCTCCATCTTCAATTTGTTTTGAAATTCGATCAACGATTTGTTTGTTTCTTGGTTCGTTATCATAGACGTATATGAATTGATAATCCAAACTGCTGAGGTCAACATCGCTACCACACATAGCAATAGCATTGGATAAGAAAGTGGAGTCAAATGGTCCTTCGGTAACATAAACTGGATTCTCTTTGTCAATTCTATCAAGACCATAGACCTTGAGCTCATCATCTTTCAACATGATGGTTAAGTATTTAACAGGGTTTGAAGAGAGGGCTCTTCCCTGAATACCAATAAGTTTACCATCCCTAACAAGAGGAATCACAATCCTCTCCTCACCATATTTGGTATTTGTAAATGATCCGGGTTTAAGAGTATTTACAAACTCTTGAAAATTTTCTGCATAGTAAAACTTCCCCTCAAAGATGGCTCTACTGTGAAGATAGTGTTTAGATGTACCAACATCAAAAGCAGTAGGAAGATCTATCTCTACCTTTCTCTTGAATTCGGGTTTGGAACTTTCGACCCTTTTAAATATATCTTCAGGTTGTTCTGTTGAAAAATTCTTTCCTGTATAATTACCTTTAAACTTCTCAAAGATATACTCTTTGTGGGTGGGTTCATCAAACTGTTTCAGAAAGTTATTTAATGAAATATTCAATCCACAGTTATGACACTTATAATTGGTATTATTCTTAACACGGTAAAAGTATCCTCTGGCCTTACTCTTGTTCTTCTGACTATCACCACATATTGGGCACCGACAGTTATATAGATACGATTTTATCTTTTTGAACTTCTGGAGTCTGGATGATATAAGTTGAATATATTTAACATCAATAAAATCCATTAACCATTAGGAGGAACCTCTATTCATTGTAAGAGGTTCTTGTGGAAATGTCAACATGTTTTCCATCATTGGCGACAGAATGAACGAAATGACTGACAACGCCCCAACTACCATCCAAACTCTCCTCTCTAGTCCACGAAGTCTTTGTAGCACACCGTCATTATCTGTGTCCATTTTATCACGGAGTTTGTCAATTTTTGCAAAGAGTATAATGTCAACCTCTTCATGTTTCGATATTCGTTCTTCATGAACAGCAAGCATCCTGCCAACTGATATATTTACCTCACTCAATTTCTCTATTGCATTATCAAGCTTGACGATAATTGGCTTAAGATCGTCAAGCTTTTGTTCGATTATTGCTACCTTTACCTCATCCATTGAATGGTTTAAAGTATGGATTAAATTCCAATGCTTTTTTCTTTTCCTTCTTACCTTTTCTCTTCTGCTGTCTATCCATCAAATCTTTGATGGCCTTTTTAACATATTTGTTTCTGCCATCCAACTTCATATCCCTTTTATACATGGGCTCAATAACTGGATCATAACCAGCTACTGGACCTTTGGGATTAGCAGAACTACTAAATCCACCAGATTGCCCAGGAGGATTTGCCACCATGCCTTCCTCATTGACACTAAATTCACTGTGTAGTGCTGTACGAAATGCATCTACAAACTTATCAATCTTGTTTTTGTCCATTGGTAACTCTCTCCAATTCTTCTAAACACCTTTGATCCAATTCAATGTCGTGAACATATGTATGGGGATATTCGGGTAATTTGTCCATAAAGACAACAAATGTCTTTACAGTTGACCACAAGTCCCTTTCAATCTTAAAAAATAACATGGGAGTAGTAGCATCACCAAAGATATTATACAAAATGATAAAATGATTTATCAATAAATGTATCTTCAATTCACCATTATTCTTATATCTTTTCAGGAGTCTTTTAATATACTTGAAATGGTTCAAGTCTTTATTAAAATCCTCCTTTGTCAGAGCTTGGGGATTCTCATAATATTTAATAGCAAAGAGAAGGAAATTTCCCTCATTCAATTCATTAAAAATCATTAGTTATCAAGGAGTGGGATAAGCAGTTCCGCCTGTAGTGATACCAGACATAGCAACCAGAGTTTCGTTCTTAACTCTCAAGGTGCCTTCATTATCATTGTAAGTAGTAATACCAACCCAACCACCAGCAGTTAGTTTATAAGATGTATTCAATTCTGCCTCAGTCGAAGCATCACTTGTACCATATACAAATGCATCGAAGTCATTTGCCAAAGTAGCAGACTTACTATAGTGTGAATCAACAATGGTATATTTTGGAAGTTGTGATACTCCGAACTGAACACCTGCGATAGCAGCACCACTCAGACCAGCAGTAGAACCGACACTACAAGAAAGTGTTGAAGCGATAGAAACGATTACCGCATCACCAAAGAAGGTAGTTGCCTTAGTACCAAAACGAAGGACATCTCCTACCTGGGCAGATCCTGTTTGACCAAAAGAAGTACCAGATCCAGTGACAGCGCCAGTAGCATAATTGAGGATAACGGTTCCTACGCTATCCACATTGTCATTATTTCCCCAAAGTGCCATGCCTTTTTCCTAATAAACTTTGTTAGATAGAAATATTTATAAAAAAAAGAGAGACCGTATATCTCTAAATTCTTATTCTTCTCTATTCTTAATTGCCTTAGATACAACCTCAAGAAGTTGATCATCCATATCAGTCTTAGTTAACTTAACTGCTTTAGCAAGAATAACAAGACAGATCTCAACCATCTTCTCACCAAGTTCTTCATTCTCAGGAATTTTTGCGACAGCATCTTTGATAATTTTCGATGCAAATGGAAGTAATATTGAGAGCATAATAAACCTCATAGGTTATCTATACTCTATATATCACTAATCCTTATTGGAAACCCACTTATTTAATTTTTTATCATATCTTTTAACTTCGCCAGGTCTTAGCCTATCCTTTGCATCTTTTGCTCTGGATACAAACTTACCATACTTCATCCTATTATTCTGTTCTCTATTCTTTCTATCATTATCAGCAATCTGACTCATTGCCTTAGGGTCAGAAAGAATACTAGACCTCAATGCCTCTTTTAATTTCTTATTATTCATCATTTCTTTTTCGTATCGATAATGGCTCCATCACCATGCTTGGCACGTATTTGAGCTTTTACAACATCAAAAGCTGACGGTCCAGGTGCTCTTTTCTTTTTACCATATTCAGAATTTTTATTACCTACTGGTGATTTATCGTAACGGTAATTACCATCAACACCACCTCTTTCCATTCTCTTATCTCTCAGAGAATCTTCAGTTTCTTCACCCATGTGACCAGCAGCCTTGTAACGTTTGTCACCTGCCTTGAACTTCTGATAAGCAGGAGTGTTTGCCTTCTTATCAGCATTGGTGATAGTCATGCGGGCGTCTTTTTTCTTTTCAGGTTCACCACCATAGACTGCTTCATTCTTCATGGATGTCTTTGACATACAATGACCTTCTTCCATCTCATCTTCTGCACTTAACTTGGCAGCGATGGCCATCTCACGTCTTTTCTTCTTTGACTTACCTTTGAACTGAGGAGCATCCGACTTATAAAAGTCATCAACAACATCACCCATATCAGCTTTTTCGATATCTATTTTCTCATCAAGTTCTACAATCTCAAGAACTTCGCCACCAATTGCCGCGAAGGCTTCCTTCATTTCAGGATTAATAACAATCTTATTCTTTACTTTCTTCTCAGTAATTTCTTTTTCAGATTCAACATCACTCATCGCTTCCTTTTCAGGAATACCATTAATTTCAATCAAATCCTCTCTCCAATCCGAAAATTTATTTTTTCTTTTCATGAATCTCAAAGAGTTTTACTGTTGTATTTATTTATGAATTCACGAATATTTGTCTTAGGACCTTTGTATGCTTTACCACCAGGTTGAAGATTTCTCTTCTCTCCCTTATCAAAACCAGGAGTCATCTTGGCAGCATACTTGAAGTAACCGGTAGTTCCGACACGGGTATCTGGTTTCTTCTCTTCATATTCACGGAGATCACTGATCCAGGACTTAAACATAATATCATCTTCTGTTACACAAATCAGATAATTGGTCCCTCTACGAACAATCTTACCGACAAATCCTGTGTTCAGATTCTCCACCAACTGATTAATCTTAAAGATTTTACCAGTCACATAATTCTCTCTCAAATTCTTCCAATCAAACTTAGGAGCAATTTCCCACAAACTCCAAGATTCAGTCTGAACTTTCATTGCCTTACGAACAGTAGTCATCATAGTTTTCACAGCACTATCATCCAAGATATCAGGAACACCCTTTCTGAAAGCTTCAAAATCATTCTCAGTTGCAGCCTTTCTCATCTTAGAAGCAGACATTCCAGCAACTCCTTCATTATCTTCATCTCTTTCACCAGCAGAGATAGTTTCAATCTCTTCAAAATCATAGAGATCACCATTGTATTTCTGAGCCAGATTATCAAACTCAGAAACACGGTCAGATCCTACAACGATCTTGACATTTGAAAATCCATCACTATTTGCCAACTTCAGAGCATCAAAAATAGTCTTGATACTTTCATCATTAATGATACTGTCAGCATGATCTGGGAACATCTTCTTCATCAGTTCCGTCTTTTGATCAGTCTCCAGAGGATTCTTCTTAGGATCAACTGACCTTGAGGGATAGATTCTCATATCATCACCACCTGCAACTTGTGCAGCACCATCAAGAAGTTTTTCATGACCAATAGTTGGTGGATTAAATCTACCAAACACTAAGGTTACAGTCTCTCCTTCATTATTTCCTTTACTTTCACCACCTTCCTTATCATCACCACCACTACTTCTCTTTGTAGTAGGTTCTTCCTCAGCAGAAACCCTCTTCTGTTGAGGAACTTCTATTCTTTGTTGAGTGGGTTGCTGACCACCACCAGTAGTAGGTGCAGAAGTTCCTCTATCAGAGAACTTAAGGTTACCACCAACTGTTCTCGCAACAATCTTACCTGCTCTATCTTTCCATCCACCACTACCATCACTGACTAAACCAAGTTTCTTGGCCTTCTCAGATACAGGTGTACTTCTTGCTTCTGTAATAAATTTAAAGAAACTTTTCATCTTTTATCAGATTCCATAGAAGTATTTATCATCAGATCATTACATCCTTCAGGGATCTCTTCAATGATTCAATCATCTCTCTTCCCTTCTCTATTTCATTTTTTTCCTTTGTCTCTTCTACCTTATCCTTGATAAAGGAGTATAACATATCCTCATCCATATCAAATTCTTGGATATACATCATAATATCATCCAATGCCAGACCAACATCATCGGCATCAATCACCAATGTGTCGTAGATGTTTTGTAAAATTGAAGGAAGATCGTCGATTTCAATCATAATCCAAGTCCTGCGTCGAAGTTTTCTAAAGCGTTAGTCAATGTAAGAAGTTTTTTCTTATCACCTGCCTTAAGACTATCGGGGTTTTTAATTTGTTCTGGAGTCAAACCACTTGTCCTTGAGTATGCATCAATCATCTTCTTACGAAGAGCCTTTACATGTTCTTTGGCCTTGGGAGTCATCTCTTTCTGTCTGCCGGGAGAGAACACATCTTTATCTTTGGCGAGGGATGATTTATCAGTTGTCGTCATACCTATTATACCCTTTAATACGTCGTCGTCAAGGGTGTTCTTCTCGGAAGGAGTCAGTCTTGTATCATATTTTCTATCTGGACTGAGTGGTGAGTCACCATCTCCTTGAAGATAACTAATATTATTTAACATACTACCTACATATTCTTCAAATGCTTGGGGATCATTTGGATTATCAATGTAGGTATTTCTAGCTTTCTTAAATTGTTGGTGGTTATCATTAATTGTTTTTAGCATTTCCTTCTTCTGTTCAGGTTCAAAACTATCATCTGCGATGATAGAGTTTTGCATGGTAGTAAGGTTACCAGAAGAAGATTGGGTTCCACTTCTTCCTCTTTCCAACTCTCCAGTTTCTTTATTGATAACTGTTCTACCACCAACATCATAATTGTTGATGACATTTCTACCCATATATTCCATCATCTTGGACTTATCTATACCAAGATTTTCAGTCATTATATCAAAGATACTATTCATTTGATTGGCCGTCATATCTTTAATGTTCGTATCACTATCCAATCCATTCTTATCAAGGAAACCCTGAACCTCTTGTTGATAATTTTTGAATTCCTCTGGTTTAATTTTCAATTTGGCTGCAGCCTTCTCACTTAAGTTATCGTCAAGATCTTGATTTACATTCTTCATTAAATCATCACCAATAATTGATTGTACTGATCCACCTACAGAGGGTGCAAGCTTATCATTGTATCTGGATGATCTATATTTCTTCTCAAACTTAGCCCTGGTCTTTGGATTACTTAAGTCAGCCATGAGATCAGCTGCTTTAGTCACTGCTTGTGCCAAGAATTTTTCAAAGCTTAGGTCTGCTCTGGGCTCATTCACTCTTCTTAAGAGCATAGAGAAGTTTTCAATCTCATCTTTACCACCAGATTTCAATGGAACAATATGTTCTACTTGGAATTCACCAGGGGATCTTCTCCTACCTGCTGCAGCATATGCGTCTCTACCATCTTGTATCACCCACATATGTAATGCTGCTGATCCTCTGATAGGATTTGCTGTTCCTTTTCTATTTTTCTTTGTAGGATCATAATGGTTTTTCTCTCCTGGTGCTCCACTCTTTGCCAACTGACTTCTAGCTGGTGTTGGTAATAAGTTATAAACAGCATCAGTAATCGTAGGGGTGACACATTGCATATTAGATTCAGCATCATTCCTCAAGTTAAATGCTTTAGTTTGTACTCCCGCAGCATCCATAGTTGAGAGATCAGTTCTCTTCTCAATGTGTCTAGCCTCGTAGTGTCCCAGGTTACTACCTGTCAATTCACTAGATTCACTTGTCTTGAATCTACCTTTACCATCAACAAAGTTATTGATTTCTTTGTGAGCATTTTTGAAGCAATCCAATTGAGCTTGATCATTGACATCAATTCCAGCATCCAAAAGTATTTGACTTACAGATCTTTTATCTTTCTGTGTGATATTAATTTCCTGAAGAAAGTCTCCATTATTAATAGCATCCATCAATTGCTCAACCTTCTCATCGGTTTTGGCAATTGAATTCAAGGTGTCTAGACCTTTTCTATTCTCAGAGTCTTTAGAGTAGTAGTCAAGGAATTCTTTTTGTGACTCTCTTCCGTCATCAAATCTTTGATCTTCTACATCAGTATTTGAGATATCAGTAACTCTTTGTATAGATTCTTCTGTGGCAATATCTACGTCACCCTGAGTTATCGATCCATCAAAGTTTTGACCATTTTCTTCAAGATTATCAACTACAACTTTATCAATAGTCCTGAAATCTGATTCTGTCTTCTCTGGTTCACCTGCATCTTTTACCAACTTATTATGTTCATCTGCCTTAGCCTGAGCTTCAGCTTCCTGTTCAGATCCTAATTCTGCCGCTGCTTCTGCTTCGGCTTGGGCAGCTATTTGTTGTTTTTCTTGATTGTAAATGTCAAGTTCTTGTTGAGCTCTTACCAAGTATTCTTTATGTTTTTCAGGAGTGACAATACCATAAATATCACGCTCAAGCATCTGGGCAATTACTTCAATATCACCTGATTCAAATGCACTCTCATCAGGACCACCAGGAAGATTCCTGGCATATTGGTCAGCTACAGAAGGCTTCTGTTGTGGTTGTTCTGGTTTAGGTGCGTCTTTTCTAAAGTTACGAAGAGTTTTAGGTTCTTGTGTCTTGGGTTCTTTCTCTTGAGGAGTAGGTTCGTCTATTTCTACGAAACGAAGACCATCAGTTCTATACCTTTTACCAGTTCTAGGATCTCCCCAGACACCACGTGCACGATATTTATAACCAAGTTCCTGCGCCCTCTCAGAGGTTGTGGACTCCAGGAGTTCCCTGGAGCCCTTCAGATATTTAAATACGTCTTTCATCGGATCTCCTAGATATTAGTCTACCCAGGAATTTGCAATATCTTCAAACTTTTTCAATTCAGTTTCAGAGAATGTTGTTCCTTTATGTTGAACTTCATCTGAAATTGCTCCACCAGCGAGACCCCCAGCAACAGCACCAAGTGGGCCACCCAACGCTCCACCAACAGCAGCACCAGAACCTGCACCAATTGCCTTCTTGACCTTTCTACCTTTCTTACCAGTTACTGCACCAACGGTTCCTGCGACTACAGGTGCCAAAATTTCATCAACCTGTTGGACTTCTTTCTTGAGCTCAACATGTTCTTTACAATTCTCTTTACCACACTCCTCACACTTACCACCCTTCTCCTCATACATGGAAGAATAAGCACTACTCCAATCTTGTCTGATTTGAGAGAACTCTTCTAGTTGAGGGCTCTTCATAGTAGTACCCATATTCTCCATACCCTTACGGGCCTTCTCGTTATTCTCTTCTATATTCTTTATATTGGTCTCAAGGTAAGAAGAATCTTTTGTTTTCTTCTCAATCAAAGAAAGAATACCCTCTTTGATTGTCTTTTTCTCTTGAGCAATCAGTGCCTCATGGAGTCTCTTATTTCCAAGTTCTTCATTAGAGATGTTGTGAAAATTCTCTTGAACTTTCTTTGAATGTCTATACGTAGTAAATCTCTCTTCAGTGTGACAATTATAAAAGGCTCTATCAAATGACTCTTTAATATACTCAACTTTACTAGATCTAAGTTCCGACTGTTCACCATTAAGTGCTTCATTAATAATCTGTTCGACAATTTCTTTCGATTGTTTAACAGTAAGAGTATTAACGAACATCTCTTCAATGATTTCTTCTGCGACCTCTTGAAGGTCCGCAGAATTCATCTGATTAAATTCCATATCAGAGATGATATCTCTAGACTCGTTCAATTGATCACTAATTTCAGAACTGTGTACAGCTGAATAAGCTCTGTACAGATTACTCATATCCGACATGGTTTTTAATTCTAACAACTCTTATTAACATTATTTATGATATTAGACTTTAGAAAGAACTTCTTTATAGATGTTTTCTGCGATTGCTTTCATCATCAAAGGCGGAACCATTCTACCCACTCTTTCTGTCTGTTGAGAATGAGAACCAGTCAAAACAAAGTCATCAGGAAGAGATTGAATACGTTTCAGTTCTGGAACAGACAATACTCTATCCTCGTTCCAATGAATTAAACCACCACTTGCAGTTAGTGTGGGAGATGGTTTATAGAATGATGCCCTCTTAGTATTAAAACAATGACCCTTCTCATGATAATTCATACCAGAAAGAATCTTTTTAGGATCCTTAGGCATCTTAGAGACAACTTTCTTATAGATACCACTCTTCAACATGTGTTCTGTGAGACCTTTGATGTTCTCAGGATCATTCTCAACACCATCAATAATATCACGAATCGTAGTATCTTTGGATAATGTAGGTGGAAAAAGAGAGGATACAGTCAGTATATTGATTCCTACCATGTCAGCAATATCTTCACGAACTGCAATGAAGATGAGTCTTTCTCTTGCCTGACCAACACCATAATGAGATGACTTCATCACTTTTGATGTGACAAGGTAACCAATCTCCTCAAAGGCATTGGTAATCATAGCATAATAAGTCTTAGCCTCACCAATAGTCAGACCCTTGACATTCTCAGCAACGATAACCTTGGGTCTGATTTCATTGGCAACACGAATATATTCAAAGAACAAGTCTTCAATATTCTCTACCTTCTTACCATCTGAATAAGTCTTAGTCTTACCCCACCCATCAGAGTGTTTAGAACCCTCACCACGACACATAGAACCTGCAACAGAGAATGCAGAACAAGGTGGTGAACCATCAAGGATATCCAGTTCTCCTTGTTTGAGACCAGTGGCTTCCAGGAAGTCTTTACCTGTCAGTTGTTTAATATCATCAGGGATAATCTTTGTTGAAGGATAGTTCTCTGAGTATGTGTTCCTTGCTTCTTCAACGAACTCATTAATACACAGAATCTTACCACCAGCAAGACGATATCCAGTGGAGGAGCCACCTCCACCAGCGAATGTAGAGATTACAGTGAACTTGGCTTGTGCCTCACCGTCATAGACATCTTGTAGTTTGTAGGGAAGTTTCATAGGGGTAGTATCGATTGTCCAGTAGATGCGTAGTCGGAAGCCAAGTCCATGACTCTCTTCCTTTTACGATTATTTAGCACCTCATCATCTAGTAATTTTTCAAACAAGTGATCAATGTTAGAACCAAGTTGAAGATTGATATGATCTTTGACACTGGTGACTCTATCAAATTCTTCTTTAAATGCATCTCTCACCACCTGTTTCTGTTTGGGTTGATTCAATTCAAACCAATCATACTTGAAGAAATAATCTCTTACTTCATCATGATAGATGTAGGGATGTACAAGTCTAACACCTTTCTCATTAGCCAACTGTTCGATTTGTCGGAATCCAGTCACATTATGTGGCATGAAATAGTTACGTCTGAATTGATCAAACTTCTCTTTTGGTTCTTTGAAGTGAAGGATTGCTTTCTTACTCACACCATAGTATCCATCGGCACCAATACCACTGAGGAGATATGATTCTTTGATGTGGGGAAAAACGTAGAGGAAAGGAAAAGTACACTCAAAGTGAGTCTTCTTTCTACAATCATAATTTTTTACAAGACGAAGAAAGTCCTCTCTAAGATTTGTGGTGGGAACAACAACTGTCTCACATTCCCATCCAAATTCTTTACTAACTTCTTCAGCTTTGTTTGCATCATAAGACTTGTCACCCTCCAGATGAAAAGTATATGCAGTAATTTTTTTACCAAGACGATGGGCAGCAAAACCCAGACTCAGACTGTCTACACCTCCAGATAACAAAATCCCCACGGTATCCGTGGGGACCTCATTTCTGATAGTATCTACCAGAAGTTTATCAATCATACGATATCGGCAAGTTTATCAACTGACTCTTGACCATTTACCTGTGGGATTGCACCTACGATCTCAAATGGGTATTCGATTTGATAACCAGATTCTTGATCGTCCACTTCGTAAATGACTGCACGAAGCATATTATAGTTCCTTTCCCAAGTTTTGACAATCTCTGAACGAGTTGTAACAACATCATTCATGGATTCACAGTTCTTGGTCAGGACAACATAACGAATAGGTTCTCCATGCCTTTCGTAATGTTTGATTGCACGAAGCACAGGATCCATAGTCGAACGAGTAGTCTGAGTGCCAGAGTTTACGTTCTCTACAGTTTCAACTTCACAACCTTTAAGAAGATTACGGAACGTAGTTTCAACATTTCTCTTATCAAACTGTTTGATTTGAGATGTGTTGACCTTCTTAAGGAAGACACGTTTTGCAATATTGTTCTTTGTCTTTTGGACAATAGAAGAAATACTGAATTGGCTTACAAAATTCAAAACGTCAGCCTCAGTTTCAAAAGTGTCGATATTGTTATCCACATATACTGCTACTGCACGTTCAAAGTCTGCGGAAGAGATAGCTTTGGCAGGAACATGATCATTACTCTCAAGTCCCTTGGACATGAGGAAGTGTTCGTAATCAAACGTACTAGGATCACTAGGAACATAGTAGTTGAACTTCAGTTCTTTCCAACCAAGATTGAGTGCAGCAGTCCAACGGTGTGCACCATCGACTAGAAGAGGACGACCATTGGGTCCTTTGATTGCAGTAGGAAGAGGACACTCTTCAAGTACCCCACGGGTCTGGAAAGATTGTTCAATCTTTTTGACATTCAGGGGATCAGTATCACCGGCTCGGGATGCATTCTGCAAACTGTCTTGGTCAAATGCGTCAAGGAGAAGGGGGACTTGTCCTTGGAGTTTGACACCGGGATAAGTAAAAATAGTCATAATTAAATGGATAGGGTTTACGTGAAAACCAGATCCCCATGTCCCGAAGGATTCAGATAGGATCTGCAGGTTCCCTTGAGAACCATGAATATAATATAACACTAAAAAGGGACCTGTCTAGGTCCCTTGTGCCAGTTTATTTGATTGCGATGACTCCGACGAACTGATGGTTTCTCCAGAAGATCTGACAGTCTTTGAAACCAGCTGACATAATCATACCATAAAGTTCTTTCCATGTATTAGGTTTTAACATATCACGGAGTTGTTGCTCCTTATCCATGATCTCTTCAGAAGAGAAGGACTTTCTCTTGTAGTCATAATGATTGAAAGTAAGAAGTTCTTGAAAGAATGCATTCTCACACATCAACTTCTCTGCAAAGATAAATGCACCACCTTCATTAATACCATTATAGATCTTATTGATCGTCTCTTGTCTAGTGGTCTTTGGCATAAACTGTAGAGTGAATAGTGAAGTTACTAGAGAACAGTTCCTAAACTCATAGTTTGTAATGTTACCCCGAACCCATTCCAAAAGAGCCCAACAATAATCCTTACGAATTTCCGTATAACGTTCTGTCAGATCATCATAAAAACTACCAGCAAGTTCTACACCAACATATTGGGCCCTCTGACGATTGGGATTGTTACCAATAATCATCTTAGTGAGTTTACCAGTTGAGCAACCAACATCAACGACTTTAGTATCATCTTCCACAAAGTATCGGGAAAATGATACAGTATCTTCTAGAAGGTTTGAATATCCGCGGATAGAACTATCAATATGATTATCAAAACCTTCTGGTGAATGTGCAAAAGAAAAGTCGTATGTCATTCTTCAGTATTTTCTTCTTCAATAGATTTTAACTCACTTTCAATCTGTTCGTCAAGGTTTTGGATAACACTCCGAATATCAACGATTCGTTGAGGACAACAGGTAGGATCATATGTATAAAGATCCTGTTCACGAAATAGAACTTGTCTAATTGCAATAGAGGTTCTCACATCAACTTCAATATTAATCATTTTTTTAATTTACTCTGTAGGTTGTTTTGTTTTTCAAGTTGAGAAAGTTCTAGGTAAGGGTTCCACCGTATGAACTTTTTGTCTCTTCATAGATATTATTTTCCTGCATCCATGCGCTAATTGTCGCATCATACTCAGCAGTATGTTTGAATGCTTCTAATGCAAATTGAGTTTTTAATTCGTCCATTGTAGTAGAAGATGTATTGCCCTTCAATACATCAAGAAAAATTCCATACTGATTAGGATTAGTCAATACAGCAACATCTTTATGATTCTTTGCTGCTGATCTTACCATACTAGGACCACCAATATCAATATTTTCTATTGCTTCTTCAAAGGTTACATCTGGTTTAGAAACAGTTTCTTTGAATGGATACAGATTAACTGCAACAATATCAATGAGTCCAATACCATTTGCATTACGATCTAGATCATGTAAAGGATGACCACGCTTTGCAAGAATACCACCATGAATCTTTGGATGTAGTGTCTTTACTCTACCTTCAAGAATTTCTGGTGAACCAGTATATTCAGATACCTTCATTACGGGTATACCTTCTGCATGAATTACTGCATGGGTTCCACCACTTGAAATAAGGGTGTATCCTGCACGAACTAATTCTTCTGCAAAATCTACAATACCATCTTTATTTGAAACACTTAATAATGCGTAACTCATAATCATTTAATGTAAAAAATGTCGTTTACCTGTAAATATCATAGCCATATCTAACTCATTACATGCATCAATAGATTCTTGATCTTTGATACTTCCACCTGGTTGAATGACTGCCTTGATACCATATTCATGTGCTAATCTTACAGTGTCACCAAATGGGAAGAACCCATCACTTGCTAATGCAGCACCATTAACATCTGCTGAATTCAATGCAATGTTTGCTGAACCCACACGATTCATTTGTCCTGCTCCAACACCTAATGTTGCTCCATTACTAGCAACTAAAATTGCGTTAGAACGAACATGACGACAAACCTTCCAAGCAAATGTAAGGTCAATCAATTCTTGAACTGTTGGAGCTCTTTCACTAACTACTTTCCAATCATTAATATTAACTGGTTCATTGTCCTTTTCTTGAACCAATACTCCACCAAGAATACTCCTAACATTATATGGTTTTAGTTGCATATTATCAATATCCAACTCAAGTAATCTCAAGTTCTTTTTAGTAGAAAGTACTTTCTTCGCTTCATCACTAAATGATGGAGCAACGATACATTCATAAAAAGCACCTGTTAACTCATCAGCACACTCCTTATTTACTTCTCTATTTAAAGCAATAATTCCACCAAAACAACTAACCCTATCAGAATCTAATGCTCTAGTTAATGCAGAATCTATAGTCTCTCCTATAGCAACACCACATGGATTAGTATGTTTAATTACAACAACAGCAGGTTCATCAGGAAATTCCTTTACTGTTGCTACTGCTGCGTCTAAATCTATTAAATTATTATAACTTAATTCCTTACCTTGTAATTGATTTGCTGATGATAAACCGTGATCTGGGTACACACACCACGTTGCATTCTGTTGTGGATTCTCACCATATCTTAGAGACTGTTTAAATTTTAATCCAGTCAATAGTTTTGAAGAATCATGCATTATACGTCACCTTCCTTTCGGACTTCGGAATGTTTTACATCAAATTCTCCACCAGGATATCTAGCCTTTAATTTTTCTACATTCATTTCAATAATTTCATTGAAATTTGTATCTAATGCCATACATGCCTGAGCAACATACCACATAATGTCTCCCAACTCACGTTTCATATGAAAGATATTTTCTTCATTGAGTGGTTTACCTTGAAAAATAATCTTCTTGACTACCTCAGTAAACTCACCACCCTCAGCACAAATACCAAGAGCTGCGGTCAAGAGACGTTCAACAGGAATATTAGATTCCAATTCGTAAACTCTCTTATCAAATGCATCATATCTTTTTGATTCATCGCTGGTAACAGCATTAACAAACTCAACGTATTTTTCAGTATCAACTTGACTCATCAATAACCCTTAGGTGTTTTATCTTTTTAATTATAGTTCCTACTCTAAAAGCTGTCAACCTTTACATATTAAAACTTAAATCCATCAAAGGATTTTTTAGGTTGTTTCTCAACATTATTATACTCTTCCTCCTTATTATCAACCAAATCTGTCTGAGCACTCTGCTCACAATCATAGAGTCTCATCTTAGCTCTATCAATACCAACAACAAAACGTTTATATACAGAAAGATCGTTATATCTGTTCTTCAATTGTTTTACAAGTATCTGTCCAAGCCCATCCAACTCTTCAGTAGAAATAAGGGCAAACATAAGATCAGCAGTAGCAGGAAGACCAAAGGACTCACTAGTATCAGTAAGTTCAACATCAGAACTACCAAAACCAGAACGAGTAGTCTGAGTGGCAGATATGATAGGAACATTTGCTTCAACAGCAAGTCCTCTAAGTTCTTCAGCAATTGCTTTAATATATGAATATGAATTGATAGTACTATTTCCACGATACCTTTCGGAAGCACATATGTTAAGGTAATCAATGAAAATAATATCAGGTCTAAATGATTTCTTAAGTGCAAGTTCATTAAGAAGTGACTTAAAGTGACCAGAATGTGCTGATGCCGTAGGATACTCCTTAATAATTAGTTGACCTTGTGTCTTTTTAGCCAAGTTTGTAACCTTCGTTTCAAACATTTGTTTTGGAAGGTCAACAATCTCCTGAATATTTACGTTTAGAAGGTTTGCATCAATTCGTTCAGCAATGCGCTCTTCTGCCATTTCCATTGTAATGTACAGAACGTTCCTCCCTTGGAGCAAGACGGAGCTAGCCACATGGCACATGAATAGACTTTTCCCGACGCCCGTACCAGCAAGAGCGATATTAAGAGTTTTGTTAGGGAGCCCACCTTTCGTGATTTTATTAAAATAGTCGAGATCAAATTCAATTCTTTCCTCCTTCTTGTGGTAAGACTCATATCGTGATTCATAATCCTCCAAATAATCATGTCCTACATGATTGTCAAAACTAACAGCAAGAGCATCAGATAAAATAGACGGAATGGCATCTGGTGCCTTCTTACTATCACCACCATCAGCAATTTGAATTGATTCGACAAGGGCGATATAAATTGCCCTGTCACGACACCACTTTTCAGTAGTATTAACTAACCAATCAAACTCTACAACATCATCTTCAAGACAACTAACTACATGAGAAATCTGTTTATAAGAATCCTCATTAATATCTCGTCTCTTTTCAATTTCAATCTTTAGAATCTCTTTTGTTGGAACCTCATTATATTCTGAAGAGAATGTAGAGATCTCATCAAAGATTACTTTATATTTATTATCCTCAAAATATTCCTCTTTGAGAAAAGGAAGAACTTTTCTCAAATATTCTTCATTGTGTATTAAATTTTTTAAAATCAAAAACTCAATCTTGTCCATCAAGCACCATAACTAAATTGTTCCTTTGCAATTCTATCAAGTTCCTCCATCACCTCTGGTGTGAAGTATTGTTCTGGATCTTTCAATATGGCCTTAGCATAAACCTTCTTACCATTCATCTCATAACGTCCAGCAACGTTCTTCCAGAGTCCACCAAGTTCTCCTAACTCAAGAAGACCATAATATCGATCAAGACCACGCTCATCATAATACAAACGAATCTCAACTTGCTTGTTCTCTTTACTTAAACGTGATTTGTGCGTCTTAGCTTTGATAATGTTTCCAATGACTTCTTTTCCATCTTTCTCCTTTTTCTTTCCGAGATAAATGATTGTACTTGCCGCGTACTTGAGTCCCGAACCTCCTCCCATCTCTTTAGTTGGTACATAAGCTCCGATGACATCATATGTATGGTTTGTGACAATGAGCGGGACATTTGCTTGACCTAATTTAAGTGTTAACATTCTAAACGCGCCTTTGACCAATTGTGATTTGGTCATATCA